GTGCGAGACCAGCTTTGGGCCGAGGCGATGTTCTGCTACTTGGCAGGTGATATCTGGTGGGTTGTTCGTGATGAAGCGCCCCTGTTCGCCGAGGCTCAGGAGGAGCGCTTTGTGGTGGATGAATGGGAGGGGCCGATCCTCGCCTGGTTGGAGGAGTCGCAGATCGGTGAAACCGCCACCGGCAGCGAGATCCTGGCCGGCGCCTTGAAGCTGGACTTCGGGCACTGGGGTAAGCCGGAGCAGATGCGTGTCGGCGCGATCATGCATCGCCTGGGGTGGCGCAAGGTGCGGCAGCCCGCGCTGGCCAAGAGCGGTGTTCGGCCCTGGGCCTACAAGAAGCCTGACACGTGGGGGCGGCAATCGGCGCTGGTGGTTGAGAAGATCGAGGAGCCTTGTTTTGATTAAGGAGATCGATGCGCTGTTGCGGCTTTGGGCTCATGAGTTGCACAGCGATCTATCCAGCGGTGGGCTCGCCGGTGGCAACATGGTCGCAATGATGATGGAGAGTAACGGCCAGCTCAGTCGCGGCAGGCGTGCAAGCAAGACGCCGCTGGAGGGGTCGCTGGACATGGAACTGATCGTGACCAAGCACCTGGATGCCGAGCTGGCGTTGGTCGTGCGCGAGCACTACTGCAACCACGACGCCAACATGGCACTTCGTTATGCCCATTGCGGCTGCGGCCGCGATACCTACTACCAGCGTCTGCATGACGCTCACCTGTGCATAGGTGCGTTGCTGATGGGGAAGGCTGCTTGATCCTTGCCCTGGCTCCGTTCCTTGCTGTCCTACTGTCCCGCCTTGTCCAACTGCAAATGGATGCAGTTGGACAAGCGCGGGCCATGTCTTTTGTGGTCTGTCCTACTGTCCTACCTTCCCGCACGTCACACACATGTGTGAGCGCAGCGGGCGTACATACGCGCCATGGGCGCGCACGCGTGCTTTTAGCTTTCTCTCTTTACACGAGGAAGGATAAGTAAAGGTAGGACAGTGAGGCACAGCCTTTAATCTCGGGGCCTGTAGCTGTCCTACCTGACTCAATATAGGTGGGACAGGTAGGACAGCGCCAAAGGCGCTGATAGCCGAAATAAAGATATTCGCCGACATTGCCTAGGCGTTCACCAGACATTCACCGGGTGGCATTAAAACAGGCTTGCTGCCACCGGAATCGACCTGTAAAAAGTAGTCATCTTCGATAGGTGCGACCGCATAGAGCGGCAGGCACCCACACACCAAACCCGGCCCTTGCGCCGGGTTTTTGCGTTTAAGGGGCAGTGAATGACGAACGAGCAGCAAGCGCTAGTTGAGATGCCGATCTGGATGGTGGTTCTGCTGTCCCTGGTCGGCGGGGTGTCCGGCGAGATGTGGCGAGCGGACAAGGCTGGGGTGCATGGCTGGTCGTTGGTCCGCCGCCTGGCCCTGCGGTCTGGTGCCTGCGTGGTCTGCGGAGTGTCGAGCATGATGCTGTTGTACGCCGCGGGCATGTCGATCTGGGCCGCCGGGGCCTTGGGCTGCCTGACCGCGATGGCCGGCGCCGATGTTGCCATCGGGTTGTACGAACGTTGGGCCGCCAAGCGGCTGGGCGTGTGCGAGATGCCGCCCAACGATGGCGGTCAAGCATGACAGCGCCGGGCGGGCTGGGGCGGGGGGCCAGATTTTTTGGGTCCTCCCCCGGGGCCGCCCCCTACACGGGTTACCGGACTCGCGGGTTTCCTGCAGCTGAAAATGGTGCAGGGATGTCCGTCTTTTCAAGGGCTCAACGATGGGCAAGACAGTCAGCAAACCTGAGCTAAGTGAGATCGTCGGTCGTGATGAGCGCACCCTGAGCCGGTGGCAGAACGACGGGATGCCGGTGATTGAGTTCGGGGTGGGGCGCGGCAACGAAAACCAGTACGACACCCAGGCGGTGATTGAGTGGCTGATGCGTCAGGCCGCTTTGAACGGCAAGAAAGAGTCCACCCGGGACCGGCTCGACAGGCTGCGCGGCGACCGCGAAGAGCTGGCGCTGGCCAAGGAACTGGGTGCGGTTGTGATCGAGGCGGAGATGGTCCAACGGTTCGAGACCGCGATCACTTCAGCCAAGATCGAGCTGCTCAACACCTTTCCCGATGAACTGGCTACGACCTTGTCCGCCCACTATGGGGTTGAGGTGGATGAGCAACTTATCCGCGAGCCCGTCGAATCAATACTGAGGAGGCTGTCCGCGTATGACCAGGACGACGATGATCCCGAGTGGGATCCTGACGAGCCGGACGATGAGGAGGGCTCTGAAGAAGACGGCGAGTAACGGCATCCGGCGGGCGTGCCGAAAATGGGCACCGCCGCCACGCATGAGCATCATCGAATGGGCCACTCGATACCGTTACCTCTCAACCGAAGAGGCGGGCAAGCCGGGTAAGTATCGATTTGACGTTACGCCTCACTTGATCTGGCCTGGTGGTCCGCTGGAGGCACTAGACGATCCGAATGTGTTTGAGGTCGTCGGGCGCAAGTCGGCCCAGGTAGCCTGGACCTCAGGCGTGATGGGTAACGCTATTGGCAAGTGGATCGATCTCGACCCATCCCCAATCCTGATCTTGTTCCCCAAAGCCGAAGCGGCGAAGCAGTATGTCGCCGAAAAGCTGGAGCCCATGATTGCCGCAACCAAGCGCTTGCGGAAAAAGGTCGATCTGCGCAGCCGCAAGCTCCAGCAACGTCAGGACTTCAAACGTTTTCCAGGCGGCTTCCTGAAGATGGTCGGCTCCAACAGCCCGTCCAGCGTGAAGTCGACACCCGTACCTCGGGTAGCGGTGGAGGAGCCCGACGACTGCAACCTCAACCTGAGGGGGCAGGGGGATAGCATCAAGCTGGCCAAGGAGCGTCTCAAGACCTTCCGCCGCTCGAAGATCATCATCGGCGGCACCCCAACCATTAAGGGGCTGTCGGCAATCGATGCAGAGCTGGAGCTGTCGGACAAACGCGTGGGGCTGGTGCCGTGCCACGAATGCGGCCAGGCCCACGCACTGAGCTTTGAGCACCTGCACTGTGACGAAGACCCGCATTACTTCCATGAGGTCTACGGCAAGCGCCGACCTGAAACGGCTTTCTATGCCTGCCCGCACTGCAGCGCGATCTGGGATGACCACCAGAAGAACGCAAACCTTAAGCACGGGCGCTGGGAGGCAACGGCCGAGTTTCGTGGCATTGCGGGTTACATCCTCAATGAGCTTTACGCCACGTTCTACGGCTCGCGGTTTGAGGTCTTGATGGAGAAGAAGCTGCAGGCCGAGCATGCCGCTTCGAACGGTAACCACGGCCCCATGATTGCGTTTACCAACAGTCAGATGGGCGAGTGCTACGAGTACAAGAGCAACGCGCCCAAGACCGATGAGCTGGAGAAACGGGCCGAACCCTACGCCGAGTTGACCGCCCCAAAGGGCGTGCTGCTGGTGACGGTCGGTGTGGACGTCCAGGGCGACCGTCTGGCGCTGATGATCGTGGGCTGGGGCAGGGGCGAGGAGTCGTGGCGGTTGTACTGGGGCGAGCTGCCCGGCAACCCCATCGACCCCCACGACCCGGTCTGGTCCGAACTCGACAAGATCATTGCCACCCCGATTCCGGTCGAAGGCGGCGCACAGATCGCGGTTTCCGCTGTGAGCATCGACAGCTCGGACGGCAACACCAGTGATGCGGTGTACACCTACGTTCGGGACCGCCAGCGTTTCAACATCATGGCGATCAAGGGCGCGTCCATCGACAGCCGCGACAGGGAAATCTTCACCAAGCCAGCCCAGTCGGCAGATACCAGCCAGGACAACACCAAGGCCGCCAAGTACGGGCTGCGGGTGTACATCGTCGGTACGCACAAGGCCAAGACGCTGATCGATGGCCGCATGCGTCTCTCGGGCAGCGGGCCCGGTCGGATGCACTGGTACAGCGAGATCCGCCCGGACTACTACGAGCAGGTCACCAACGAAGTGCTGGCGCCGCATCCCCGACAACCCAGCAAGATGGTCTGGCAGAGGAAAGCCGGCCGGCGCAACGAAGCGCTGGACTGTGAGGTGTACGCCTTACATGCGGCCCGCAGCCTGAAGACTCACCTGCTGCGCGACAACGAATGGGACCAGCTGGAGCAGCAACTGCTCCAGCCCACCCTCTTTACTACTGAGCAGGCGGTCGCCCCGGTTCCTCGTCGCGCACTTGCTCGCGGCCGAGGGACACGGAGCCGCGTCAGCTAACCGAGGTTCACCATGACTGAAGCACAACAACGCCTAGCGGAAGTACGGGCGGCGATCTCGGCCGTCCTGAAAACCGGCCAGCGCCTGCGTCGAGCGGATCGTGAGGTTCAACTGGCGGAACTCAACAGCTTGAGGCTGTTGGAAAAGCAGTACGCCGAACAGGTGGCTAGCGAGCAGGCCGCGCTCAAGGGGCGTGGCCGTAGCCGCGTTTCTTACGTGGGGATCTGATCATGTGGCCATTTCGTACACGCGAGTCTGCACCTGAGCAACTGATGCGCGAGGCTATCCGGGTTGCCAGGGCCTCGACCGATGGCCAGCAGATCGTCGCTCAGGGCGGGGGCGGCGGTGTTGAAACTCGTTGGCGCGGCGCCTCCCGCGTGCTGCGCAGCATGGCCAGCTGGATTCCGGGACTGGGTAGCCCGCGGCGTGACTTCAACCAGAGCGAGCGGCGCATGTTGGTGGCCCGCTCCCGCGATGCCATGCGCAATCACCTGGTCGCCCGGGCGGCCATCACGCGCTTGCGTACCAACGTTGTGGGCACCGGGCTGGTCTGCCGGGCGCAGGTCGACAGCGAGGCGCTGGGTCTGAGTGAGGAGAAGGCGGATGCGCTGAACGGCCAGCTAGATCGGTTGTGGTCTTTGTACGCCGACGACCCACGGGAGTGCGACGCGGAGGCGACGCTGAACCACTACCAACTGCAGGCCCTGGTGCTGGTGTCCTCGTTGGTGGCCGGTGATGTGCTGGTGGCCAGTCCGGACCAAGAGCGGGCCGGGTGCATCTTCAGTACACGGCTGCAGCTGATCGAGTCGGACCGGGTCAGCAATCCCAACGGCGGTCTGGACCGGGTCGACCTGGTTGACGGTGTCGAGTTTGACGCCTTGGGGGCGCCAGTCGCTTATCACGTCTGCACCGGCTACCCCGGTGAACACCTGGTTGGAAAGACGCTGGGATGGGAGCGCCTTACCGCGTTCGGGGCCGAGACTGGCCGGCGTCGTGTGTTGCATATCCTTGCCGACAAGGAACGGCCCGGGCAGAAGCGGGGCATGCCGTACCTGGCACCGGTGCTGGAACCGCTGCAGAAGCTGGAGCGCTACAGCAGTGCGGAGCTGATGGCGGCGGTGATCTCGGCCATGTTCACGGTATTTATCAAGAAGGGCTCCGACTTTTCGGCCGGCAATCTGCCGATGACGGCGCTCTCTGAAGAGCGCCCAGATGGCGACAACACCGCAGACGGTGAGCTGAGTCTTGGCGAAGGTGCTGTGGTCGATCTTGGAGTGGGCGAGGAGCCTGTGGTGGCCAACCCCGGCCGGCCTAACGCGCAGTTCGATCCGTTCTTCACCGCGGTGGTGAAGGAGATCGGTGCCGCCTTGGAGTTGCCGCTGGAGGAGTTGCTGCTGCACTACAGCAGCAGTTACAGCGCTGCCCGGGCCGCAATGCTGCAGGCGTGGCGCTTCTACAGCCTGCGCCGCTGGTGGCTGGCCTGTGACTTCTGCCAGCCCAGCCGCGAGTTGGTGATCGATGAGGCGGTGGCCCGGGGGCTGATTGACCTTCCTGGGTACGGCGACCCGGCCAAGCGCAAGGCCTACTGCCAAGCCATCTGGATCGGCCCGGCCCGTGGTGCCATCGATGAGCTGAAAGAGGCCAATGCCGCCGGCAAGCGCATCGAGATCGGCGTCAGCAACGAAACCCTGGAGACCGCAGCAATGACTGGCGAGCCCTGGCAGCAGGTGTTCAGCCAGCGTGTGCGCGAGGTCGACCTACGCCGCAAACACAACTTGCAGGCCCTGCCCAAGAGCGGGTTGGAAAACCCGCCTGAGCCTACCCCCGAAGAGGAATAGACATGCCGCGAGCACTTGAGCTGGCTGCCTCGCAGCCCTGGCTGATGCTGCCTGCCGCCCTGGATAACCTGCTGACCATCTCTGATCGCATGGGCGATCCGATGGCGCTGGAGACCAAACGCGGCGAGCGGCTGGAAAACACCCGTCAGGTCACCCTGCGCAACGGCGTGGCGGTGGTGCCGGTCATTGGGCCGATCTTTCGTTACGCGAACCTGTTCACCGAGATCAGCGGTGCGACGAGTACCCAGGTCCTGGCCACCGACATTCAGCGTGCGCTGGATGATCCGAAGGTCAGGGCCATTGTTCTCAACATCGACAGCCCGGGCGGTGTTGCGTCGGGTATCAACGAGCTGGCGGAAATGATTTTCGCCGGTCGCTCTCGCAAACGCATCGTGTCCTACATCGGTGGCACGGGAGCGAGCGCTGGCTACTGGATCGCATCCGCCGCGAGCGAGATCGTGATCGACGAGGCCAGCCTTGCCGGGAGTATCGGTGTCGTCGTCGAGGCTGTTGTGGAGAACGAGAAAGCCACCGGCCGCACGCGTTACCAGATCGTCAGCCGCGACGCTCCGAACAAGCGGCCCGACCTTTCCACCGAGGAGGGCCGCGCCAAGATTGGCGAAACCATCGACGCCCTGGGCGATGTCTTTATAAGCAAAGTCGCCCGCAACCTTGGCGTTGACGCCGAGAAAGTCCCCGAGATGGGCGACCACGGTGGTCTGCGTGTGGGCGCCGATGCCGTCAAGCACGGCCTGGCCCACCGCGTGGGATCGCTGGAGTCCCTGATCACCGAACTGGCCAAGTCGGCCATCACCAACCCAAGGATACACACCATGACCACCGTCAAGACCACGGCCGATTTGCGCGCAGCTCTGGCAGCCGGCACCGACCCGAGCCTCATCGAAATTGCCCAGGCCGACCAACCGGACCTCGCCGCGATTCGTGCCGAGACCGCCACGGCCGAGCGTGAACGCATCAAGGGCATCAACGCCTTGGCCAGCAAGGGGTTCGAGAAGGAGATCGAGGCGGCCATTGATACGGGCAGTTCGGTCGAGGCCACCGCGCTGGTGCTGTTCAAGGCCGCACAGGATCGCGGGATCTCGCTCCAGGGCATCAAGAGTGATGCCCAGGGGGCCACTGGAGCCACCCCAACCGGCGACAGCCAGCAGGCCGAACGCCAAGCAGCTGTTAGCGCAATCGTTGCAGGCGCCTCGCGCCGTTAACTGGAGACACCCATGAGCAACCCTAAAAGCGAAACCTATGTGCCGCGCCAGATCTCGGCTGGCGACTTCCCCGTTGTGATGGACACCGGCGTGATCGCTGCCGGCCAGACGCTGCACGCCGGGGCGGTCCTGGGCCAGGTGACCGCATCCACGGAGTACATGCTGTGCAAGACGGCGGCAGAGGACGGTTCTGAAGATCCAGTGGCCATCCTCGATCAGGACGTCGACACCACCGGCGGTGCGAAGAGCGCGCCTGTTCGCCTGACCGGCCAAGTGCTGGGCAGCCGACTCACCCTGGGCGAGGGTTTGACCCTGGCCGCAGCCAAGGCCGCTCTGCGTCCTTTGTCCATCTTCATTCGCTGAACGGAGTCACCATGACTGACATTTTCGACACCATGACCATGCTGCAGGCGATTGAGCAGATCCGCACGCCGCGCCGCTTTCTGATGGACACCTTCTTCAACGGCTCTGTGCCGGTAACCTTCGGGACCAAGACGGTGACCATCGACATCGTTAAGGGCCAACGCAAAATGGCCCCGTTTGTTCACCCCTCGCTGCCGGGCAGCGTTGCGTCGCGCAAGGGCTTTATCTCTAACACTTACGAGCCTCCCTACATTCAGCCCAAGCTGCCGACCAATGCTGAGCTGATCTTGAAGCGTTCGGCCGGGGAAAACCCTTTCTCTACCCGCACGCCACTGCAACGAGCTGGCGAGCAGTTGGGCAAGGACCTGGTTGATCTCGACGAGCAGATTATCCGCCGCGAGGAGTGGATGTGCGCCCAGGCGTTGACCACGGGTAAGGTCCGGGTCATTGGTGAGGGGGTCGATGACACCATCGACTTCCTGATGGAAGACAGCCACAAGATCACTCTCGGTGCTGGGCGTTGGAATACTTCGGACTCTGATCCGATTGCCAACCTGCGGCAGTGGCAGCGCTTGGTGGCCAAGGACTCCGGCCGCACTGCTGGTGTCGCTGTGCTGAGCGCTGAGGCCCAGGATGCCTTCCAGAAAAATGACACGGTCCTCAAGCAGCTCAACAGTCGCCGGGTGGACATGGGACTGATCAAGCCCGAGTTGTTGCCTGATGGGGTGACTTACCTGGGCTATCTGAATGATCCAGGCATCGACCTGTATACCTACAACGAATGGTACCTGGAGAATGACGGTGACGAAGAGGCGCCGCTGATCCCGGCCGGTGGTGTGATCCTGGGGTCCACTTCCACCCGCAACGCCATGCTGTACGGTGCGATTCAGGACCTCGAAGCCATCGAGAGCGGCCTGGTCGAGGCCGCCCGTTTCCCGAAAAGCTGGGTGACTCAGGAACCAAGCGTGCGTTGGCTGAAACTGCAGAGCGCAGCATTGGCCGGCCTGCTGGAGCCGAACGCCTTCATCTACGCCAAGGTGGTGTGACATGGCCGCGAAAGTTGAGTACGTGGTGGTGGACGGCTGCATTCAGGACGGTGGTGAGGTCGTAAAGAAGGGCGAGGTGTATGCGCCGCCTAGCACCGAGGTCCGGGATCAGTTGCTCGCTGAGGGCAAGATTGCCAAGCGCGGCAAGCTTGACGCTGACCAGGCCGAGGACAGCTAGCCATGTCGTTCCGGGACCTGGTGGCAGGGATGGATGCGCGCTTACTGGATGTTCTGGGCGATGAGGCTGTAATCGAGGGCATCGACAGGCCGATCCCCGGCTTTCTCTCTGCGCCTTGGTTACAGCCCAAGTTGGGGCGGATCAATACTGCGCTTCGAGAGCCGCGCTTTGAGATCCGAGTCAGCGATGCGGTGGGCATTACCCCAGGGCGGCGGGTCTTCATTGATCTGCCAGCTCAGGACGGTGGCGGTAGCTATGACCTGGTGAAGCTGGAGCCTGATGGCTCTGGCTGGGTGGCATTGATATTGAGGGTTAAGGCATGAGCGTAGGCAGCTACACCCAGCAGTCAGCCCGAGACGCGATGATCACCCTGCAGCTATCGAAAACCGATATGCAGGCTTACAAGGACTTTACTGCGCTGGTGCCCAAGGCGGCCGCAGCTGCCCATCGGCGAGCGATCAACAAGACTTTGCGCTGGCTCCGCACGCACATTGCGCGTGCTGTCGGCAGCAAGGAGCGGATCGCAGTCGCGGCCGTTCGCCAGCGGTTGCGGGCTTACCCGATCAACAGCAACGGCCAGGGCAAGCTCTGGTTCGGGATCAACCCGATTGAGTCCAGCCGCATCGGGCGTGTACGCCAGAACCGCTCCGGGGTGTCGGTGGCCGGGCGGCGTTATCAGGGGGCTTTCTTTAAGAAGGTCTATGGCGGCCAGGACGACATCTGGATTCGGACCGGCAGCAAGCACTTTGATCCGAATGACTACCCCGAGACGCGGCTGGGGAAACGGCGCACTGGCTTTATCAATGAGAACGACAACCGGTTTCCTCTGGCCAAGGCCAAGGTGTCACTGGATGACGTGCGCCCAACGTTCGAGGAGTGGGTTAAGCGTGCTGATCAGCGCTTGCTTGAGATCCTTGAGCAGGAGCTGAATTTTGAGCTTCAGAAATTCATGCGAGGTAACAAGAGTGTCTGATGAACCTTTCAGTCTGGACCAGTTGTACGGCGCGATAGAGCAGCACATTCGCGAAGCCATTCCCGGCCTGCAGTTCGTGGGCACCATGCCGGACATGCTCGACCATGTACCCATTCCGGCCGTGGTGATCGAGCTGGTGGAAATGGAGCCAGGGAGTGACCAACTCACCGGTGAGACGGCGCTGGAGGCACGCTTTGAGGCTCGAGTAATTGTTGGGTCTGAACGGGAGCAATGCCAACAGCAAGCGGCGTTCGTTGCGGCGCAGCTCGCGGTGCTGCTGCGTTTGCAGACCTGGGGTGTGGAGGCAGATGCCGCCGAGTTTGTTCGGGCAGCCCAGGACTGGACCCGGCCTGAGTTGGACGGCTACGCGGTCTGGGTCGTGGAATGGACCCAGGGCATCTACCTGGGCCCCGAGGAATGGCCGTGGCCGGATCAGCCGCCTGGCGTGCTGGAGCTCAACCTGGGGGATGATGCCCCGAGCGTTCGCATGGCGGGCGAGCCATGAGCTACGTTGCGGCGGCCCATGACCGCATGCTGGCCGGCTTGATCATCCCTTGCAGCGTGGTCGGCGTGGATCTGGCCGCTGCTACTGTGCGTGTTTCCGATGGCGCCGGCTGGACCAGCGCCTGGGTTCGTTGGCATAGCCAGGCCGCCGGCAAGGCCCGCCACTGGCGAGCACCCAGCCTGGGCGAGCAGGGGGCCTTGATCAGCCCCAGCGGCGAGCCTGCACAGGGCACGTTTGTCGCGGGCCTGTACGGCAACGCTGGCCAGCAACCCGACAACCGCGACCACGTCGAGGTCTGGCGGTTTGATGATGGCGGCTCGCTGGTCTACGACTGGCAGGCCAAGAGCTACACCATCAGCCTGCCCACCGGCACGGTGACCCTTCAGGTCGGCGGCAGTACCGCGGTGATCACGGACGGCGCCATCACTGGCCAGGCCGACACCATCACGCTGACCGGGCAGATCACCTTGAACGGTGACGTGCAAATCAACGGCTCCAGCCTGCTGCACAACGGGGTGAATGTCGGGTCGACCCATACCCATTCAGGTGTGACGCCTGGCCCTGGATCAACCGGAGCGCCTCAGTGAAGCGCAGCAACCCTTACTGACATCCAACCGCCGAGAGCGGTTTTTTTGTACCTGGAGAAAACCATGGTCAGCCCCAAACGAATCACCGACGAGTCGGCCAGTGCCGCTCCTTCGGTGTTCCGCGACACCCTCTATACCTCCCGCGTTCTGATCCTGCCAGACGGCCGCCAGTTGGTGGTCGCTAAGGGGCAGGTGTCCGCCGATCCCGGCGACATCGTCGCCCAGGACTACCTGAGCACGCACCCGGATCTGCAACTGCAGGAGTAACACGATGATCGGAATGGATCGCCGCACCGGCTTGCCGCTGTCGGGCATCGAGCACCTGCGGCAGTCCATCGAGGACATCCTGAGCACGCCGCTGGGCAGCCGGCGAATGCGGCCAGAGTACGGCAGCAAGCTACGGCGCTTTGTCGATCTGCCCGTCACTGGCGGCTGGAAAAGCGCGGTGCAAGCAGAGGTGGCTCGGGCGTTGGGGCGTTGGGAGCCGCGCCTGAAGTTGGAGCGGGTGCTGGTGGTGTCGTTGGTGGGTGGCCAGATCACTTTCCAACTGACGGGCCAGTACCTGGGGGATAGCGCGGTATTGGAGGTGACGGCATGAGTACGCTGGATTTGTCGGCGCTGCCGGCGCCGGAGGTGCTGGAAAGCCTCGACTTTGAAGAGCTGTACCAGGGCAAGCTGACGATGTTTCGCCTGCACATGGGCGACAACTGGACGGCCAACCTGGAGAGCGACCCGGTGGTCAAACAGTTGGAACTGGCGGCCTACCGCGACATGCAGTTGCGGGCCCGGGTTAACGATGCAGCCAAGGCGCTGCTGCTGGCCCACGCCAAGGGCACGGACCTCGATCACCTGGCGGCCAACGTCAACCTGCAGCGCCTGGTGGTTCAGGCGGCGGATCCCCAGGCGGTGCCGCCGGTGGAGGAGGTCAAGGAGCTGGATGATGCCCTGCGCGAGCGGGTGCAACTGGCTTATGAGGGGCTGACCACCGCCGGGCCGCGTAACAGCTACATCCTGCATGCGCGTAACGCTTCGGCCCTGGTCGCGGATGCCGCAGCCGAAAGCCCGTCACCGGCGTGGGTGACGGTCACCGTGCTGAGCCTGGATGGCGACGGTACGGCCAGCCCTGAACTGCTGGCGACGGTGGCCGATGCGCTCAACGATGAGGACGTGCGGCCGTTGGGGGACCGGGTCACGGTGCAAAGCGCCGAGGTGTTGCCGTACCGCATCGACGCGGTGCTGCACATGAAAGGTCCGGGCCCTGAAAGCGACGCCGCCCTGGCCGAGGCCGAGCGCAAGCTGGCGGCCTGGATCAATCCACGCAAGCGCCTGGGTGTTGAGGTCGCCCGCTCGGCCATCGACGCGCAGCTGCACGTGGCCGGTGTGGCCCGGGTTGAGTTGGGTGCCTGGCAGGACCTGGCCCCGAGCAAAGCCCAGGCGGCGTACTGCACGGGTTACAGCGTCACGCTGGGAGACTGAGATGAGCAGCCTCTTACCGATCAACAGCACGCCGCTGGAGCGAGCCCTTGAGGCCGTGAACGCCGGCGACACAGCGATCCTGCTGCGCACCCTCTACAACCCCACGACCTGCCCAGTGCATCTGCTGCCTCAGTTGGCCTGGGCCTGGTCAGTGGATCGCTGGGACCCGCGCTGGTCCGAGGCCGTGAAGCGAAACGCCATTCGGGCCTCGTTCTTCATCCATGAACGCAAGGGCACCATCGGCGCTCTGCGCCGCGTGGTCGAGCCGCTGGGCTACCTGATCGAGGTGGTCGAGTGGTGGCAGACGGTGCCCGAGGGCGAGCCTGCGACCTTTGCCCTCAAGGTCGGAGTGCTGGACACCGGTATCAGCGAGGAGATGTACCAGGAGCTGACCCGGCTGATCGATGACGCCAAGCCCGTCAGTCGGCACATGACGGGCCTGGCGATCAGCCTGGAAACCTCCGGTGTGATCGGGTTCGGCGCCTATGTGGGGGAGGGCGAAGTGATCGATGTCTATCCGCCCAGCCCCCGGGATATCGAGGTGACCGGCCGCTATGGCCAGGTCATGTGCATTGATGAAATTGACACCCTGGACGTGTACTCATGATCGATTCAAACAGTCAGTTCTTCGCCATCCTCACGGCGGTCGGGGAGGCAAAGCAGGCCAACGCCACGGCGCTGGGCGTTCCCTGGACCTTCAAGGAGATGGGGGTGGGGGATGCCAATAACACCGACCCCATTCCGGATCGCACGCAAACCCGGCTGATCAACGAATGGCGCCGCGCACCAGTCAATCAGGTGCGTACGGATCCGGCCAACCCTAACGTGGTGATCGCCGAGCAGGTGATTCCGTCCGACGTTGGCGGTCGCTGGATTCGCGAGATCGCACTCTACGATGCAGACGGCGACATGGTGGCGGTGGCCAACTGCGCGCCGAGCTTCAAGCCTTTACTGGCCCAGGGCACCGGCAAAACCCAGATCATCCGTATGAACTTCATCGTGGCCAACACGGCGCAGATCGTGCTGAAGATCGACCCCGCGGTGGTCTTGGCGACTCGCGAGTACGTCGATAACGCAGTGATCGAAGCCCTGGCCAAGTTGGACTTCAAGCACTCGGCGCTGGTGGCCACCACGGCCAACATCGTTTTGAGTGGCTTGCTGACCATCGACGGGGTGCTGCTGCCGGCCGATGCCCGGGTGCTGGTGAAGAACCAGACCCAGGCCAAGGACAACGGGCTGTACGTGGTGTCATCGACGGGCGTCTGGAAGCGGGCCACGGATGCCGACAGCAGCCTGGACGTGACCCCGGGTCTGTTCGTCAGCATCGAGAAGGGCACGGTCAACGGCGATAGCGTCTGGCAGTTGGTGACCGATGGGCCGATTGTTCTTGGCACCACGGCCCTGGTGTTTGAAATGGCCGTCGGCCGGACCGGCATCAGCGCGGGTTCCTATGCCAATGTCACCGTCGACAAGTACGGCCGGGTGATCGCCGGTACCAACCCGACCACGCTAGCTGGGCACGGTATCACCGACACGTACACCAAGGCCGAGATCGAGGCGATGGTGGCTCAGGCCTCGTCGTTGCCGGTGGGCTCGATGGTGGCGTTTCCCAAGGGGCCCGTTCCTACGGGGTTCCTTGAGGTCAATGGCGATTCGTGGAGCATTGCAGCCTTTCCCGATCTGGCCGCGTACCTGGGCACGACCTTCAACAAGGGCGATGAGGGAGCCGGTTACTTTCGCTTGCCGGATTCGCGGGGCGAGTTCCTGCGTGGTTGGGACAATGGGCGCGGAGTCGATCCGGGTCGTGTGCTGGGTAGCAATCAAGCGGATGAGTTCA